GCAAACTCCTAATTAATACTTAGCAATAGATTAAGGGGGGCAGAGTAAAATCTGTCCCTCTTAGTCATATTCTGATATAATAGCAGTGGAGGTCACGATGTCATTAATAGATGAATTAAACAATAAAACTGTGTTTGAGCTAAGATCATATGCAAAGAAAAATAATATTGACCTATTCGGGGTAAGTACAAAAAAAGACATATTAGAAGTAATTTTTAGCTTTGTGCCAAGAGAAACCAAAGAAGTAACAGTTAATACAAAAGCACCACAAGAAAAGACTGCCGTATACTCACTACGCAATCTTCACTGGAATGGTGTAGGAGCCCTTGTAAAAGGGTATAACATAGTCACTACAGAGGATGCTGAAAAATGGATAACAAACAAGTCTGTTCGTTCAGCTACACCAGAAGAAGTGAAGAGAGCATACGGTAAATAAACCATGGAAGCTTTAAGAGTCCCACCATACCCTATCCTTATTACCTATACCGTTGCAGAACCAAACACGGATCATATAGTAGAAATTATGGATAAGGACAGAAACGATATTCTTGCAGAGTATGAAGTAGAATCTTCTGCAGACTCAAAGATTGCTATAGAAATTTCTGGAGACTTTACTAAGTATGATGATAGTTACTACTTAGTTGTTTATCAGGAATTGAGAGAGCAAGATTCAATCGTTGTTGAAGATAACCTAGAAATTAAAAGACCTTACGTTAATCCTCAAAAGCTTGGAACCACTGCATCAGAAATAGCAGAGTATGCACAATATGAAAGAATTGCAAGAGCAATTATTGATTCAGTAGTTGGTGGATTTTATTATAAAGTAGAATGGTTTGACACTACTGGACAAGCAACAGATTATATTCCTATTTGGGACAGAGTTTATAAAATATTAAAAGCATATGAAAATTCATCACTTATGTATGATGCAAGCCTAGCAACCCCTATTCTTGGTGAATGGTCATACGAACTATCAAAAGATAAAACTGCCATTATAAAAAATGCAGGAACAACAGGGCTAATTGAAAACAGATCTGAGAAAAAAGGTTTAAATCTTCATGTTGCTCCATCAGACTCATTTAATGTTTATGATACAGACTATAGTGAAAATGCCTATACATTTTCTGCTGGATATGCATTTCCAGAAGGCTGGGATTATCTGTTTTTACTTGAAACAGGGTATAAAGTTGTTCCACATGATATCTATGAAGCAGCAAATATGCTTATTGAAGATATTAAGTGTGGCAAGATAGATTATTATAAGAGATATGTAACTGCATACAATACAGAACAGTTTAAAATCCAGTTTGATAAAACAGTTTTAGACGGCACTGGAAATATGTTAGTTGACAAGATACTTGATAAATACAAGAGAAGTATTACTAGAATTGGTATTCTTTAATGCAATGCGAAGTAATAGACTTTACCTTCCCAATGCTTGCAGACATCTATTACCCAATAGTTGATCAAGGAGCTTATGGAAATCTAAAAAAGCAATGGGTTCTTGATAGGTCTATAGTTTGTAATTTTGCACCAACTGGACAGGCAGCATCAGAAGAAATAAAGCCAAATGTTAATATTGGTAAGGAAAATATATTGCTAGGAAGAACAAAAACTGATCTTAGGGTATCTGACAGTAATTCAAGAAATTCAATTACAAATGTTATAGTTACAAACCTTAGAACAAAGCAGCAAAACAACATATACATGGAGACTTCTGGATCAAGAGATGGAATGTCTACACTTTATGAAATAGCTTCAAGCGAGCCTATAGTTGGTCCATTTGGAAATGTTGAGTACTACAAGGTCGTATTAAGAAGATCAGAGAATCAGGCAAGTGATCTATAATGAAAGTTATAATGAATGATACTATTTTTAAACAAGAAATGAAAAATATTATAGATTACTCAGTTGGATTTTTAGATGGTATAAAAGCAGGAAAAACAAAATTTTTAAATAACATTGGAATAATGACTAAAGAATTACTAGAACAATATATTGACTCAAATGCCAGGGTAAATCCAAAAGCACTACACCATATTTATGAATGGTATAAAGTGGGAAGTCCTGATGCACGTCTATATGAAATAAACTATACAATAAGCAACCTTGGCCTTTCGTTTGTATCCAGTCTGAAGCAATCAACATCAATTAAGGATGGCTCATCGGTACCTTTTTATAACAAGGCTAAAATTATGGAAGAAGGAACTCCAGTAACCATTAGACCAACAAGATCAAACGTGTTGGTTTTTGAAGATGGTGGAGAAACAATCTTTACTAAAGGCGAGGTTGTCATACAATCACCTGGTGGCACATCAACAACAGGTTCTTTTGAAAAAGTTATAAACACATTTTTTAGCAGATACTTTACTCAAGCATTTTTAAAAACAAGCGGTCTTTATGAACATCTAAGTAATCCACAAGTTTATAAACAAAATCTAGCAGCAGGAAAATCAATGGGAAGATCAAAAGGTCTACAGGTTGGTTATAGATGGATAGCGAATGCGGGTATTAGATAATGGCAAATGACTCACTATTGAATACACCAGTCCTATGGATTAATAAATATCTTGAGGACAAGATTCCACTACTAACTAATATTGAGGTACCAATATTTCCATCAACACCATCAATTCTAGATGATCTCACTGGATCATTTCCAGCAGGTGGTGTAATGGGTACGTGGGATAGATTAGTTAAAATGAATCGCAAAGATTTTCCACACTTAAAGGCTGAGCAAATATTGTATTATTTTTATGCAACTGCAGAAAATACAATAGAAAATATGGTCCAAATTCAGGAGTCTGTATTTAGACTTATGGATCGTTTAGATGAGACAGCAGAAGAAATAAATAATTGGTGCTCAAATAGAGTAATAAATGTAGGCACATCAGCAGCACCGAATTTTGTAGAAAATATGTTTTATTTCCATAGATTTAAGATGTACCAGCTAGAAGAAACAAGAGATATTATTGACTTTGGAACTGCTCGTACATATGGTGGAAATAAGATTATTATTGATTTTGATTACCACCAGATGCCAGACCTGAATTCAAATGACTGGTCTGCTGAAACCCCTCCTTCAGCTGGCCAAGGGTATGATATTACAGCAGTAAACGGGAAGACTAAAAGAATAGTTATATAAAAGACTGTTATAATTAACTTGAGGAAACACAACGCCGTACAACTAAATATCTATCCTAAAAGAAAGAGGTAAAAACATGGCATATAGTCGTGGAACGTCAACCAACATTATCGTTGGTGCCGCAGCACTTTTCGTTGCAGATTCAACACTAACTCCAAGCACATTGGAGACACCAGTAAAAAATAAATCATTTCGTGATACTCTCTCAGATGATGTTGCCTATACAAACGTAGGTTACACAATGAACGGCCTTGAACTGCAGTTCCAACCTGACTTCGGTGAAGTACAGGTAGACCAGATTCTTGACGTTGCTAAGCTTTACAAGCAAGGAATGCAAGTAAACCTTGCAACAGCATTTGCTGAAGCCACATTGGAAAATCTCCTTTTGGTTCTTGCATATTCAGATTCAAAGCTAACAGGATCTGCAACATCTGGAACCGCTGAACAGAAGTCTGTTGGAAAGTCTCTTGACCTTTCTGCAGGCGACATCGGTGAGTGTCCTGTTGAGCGTGGAATCGTTGCAGTAGGACCAGGCACAGGTGACTGTGAAGATTCTGCTTACGTAGAGCGCATATACTCAGCATACCGTGCACTTTCAATTGAAAATGTTACAGTATCTGCAAAGCGTGATGAGGCTTCAATGTTTGAAGTATCATTCCGTCTACTTCCAGAAGATGCATCAGGTTCATACGGTAAGATCGTAGATCGTACCTGGAATCCAGCAAACTCATAATAACTTAATAACACGACTTAGCCCATCTCATAACGAGGTGGGCTTTGTTGTTTTATGGTAAACTTAATGTACTATGGCTACAGAGATATATAAAACAAAAAATATTTATTTGTTTGACGGTACAGAGATAGAAATCATGCCTCTCAAAATTAGGTATTTAAGAGAATTTATGGATGCTTTTAATAATATTAAGCAAACAAAAAACGATGATGAAGCAATGCAGGTTTTAGTAGAATGTACTAGAATTGCAATGAAGCAGTACTATCCTCAAATATCAAAAAGCATTCAAGACTTAGAAGACAACATAGACCTACCAACAGTACATGAAATACTAGACGTTGCTGGAAATATTAAAGTTGGCGAGCAATCAGAAGAAGACATTAAAACACAAGTCCAAAAAGGAGACCCAGGACCATCCTGGGAAGAGTTTGATTTAGCAAAATTAGAGTCTGAAGTATTTTTGCTTGGCATATGGAAAGATTACAGAGAATTAGAAGAATCATTATCTTTATCAGAGATTATGGCAATTATATCAAGTAAGAGAGAGCTAGATTATCAAGAAAAGAAATTTTTTGCAGCTATCCAGGGCGTTGATTTAGATGAAGCATCAGGTTCAGATCGTGGTCAAAAAGAATGGGAAGATATGAAAGCTAGGGTGTTTAGTCGTGGTGCAACAAATGATAGTAATGATGTATTATCTCTTCAAGGAGTAAATGCTAAGAAGGCGGGGTTTGGAATTGGTATGGGCCTAGATTATGAGGACGCAAGAGACCCATCCCTTATGGTATAATTATCTTAACCTATGGGAGGGATCAACATGGCAACAACTGTGCATGAAGCGCAAAAGATCAAGCTAATTGATGGTACAGAAATAACCTTAAGACCGCTTAAGATTTCACTTTTACGAAAGTTTATGAAAAAGTTTGAGGGTATCGCAGCAGTAGTAGATGACAATGAAAAATCTATTGACCTACTAATGGAATGTGTTCTAATTGCAATGGAGCAGTATAAGCCAGAGCTAGCTACAGACATTTCAGTACTTGAAGAAAACATTGATTTGCCTACTGTTTATGAGATTGTTGAAGTAGCTTCAGGAATTAAGATTTCTGATGCAGCAGCAATGTTTAGCGGTAATGAATAATAACTAAATAAAGAGGTATAGTGAATGGCTGATATTCAGTCCAATATTCAAGTAGGCATTGATACTACTCAGGCACTTGCCAGTATCAAAAACTTACAGAGACAGATATCAGCCTTTCATTCCTCAATGGCTAAGGGCGGAGCTGCAGCTAATGCAGTTTCTACTCAACTTCAGCAAACATTAATTAATTCAGTAAATGCTACTGGCCAGTTTTCAGCAGGAATAAGAACAATAAGGACTACTACTGAATCTTTTACTAGTAGCCTAGAAAAAAATAAATTCTCACTAGGAGAGTATTTTAGATACGCTGGTGGTGCAACAAAAACTTTCGGTAGATTGTTTAAGACTGAACACGATACCATAAACAAGGTAGCAAGAGAAAATGTAAAAGATTTACAAACACAGTACATACGTTTAGGCCGTGATGCTAGCGGAGCAATGAAGGCAATTGCTGTTAGACCTCTATCTCTTGACATGACTGATCTTGGAACAAGAACACAGATAGCTGCTCAAAAACAAGCAATATTTAACCAGCTTTTAAAACAAGGTTCAACTAATCTTCTAAACTTTGGTAAGAATACCCAATGGGCAGGACGCCAGCTTATGGTTGGTTTTACTTTGCCACTTATCGCAGTTGGTTCAGCTGCTGCAAAAACCTTTATGGACATGGAAACACAAGCAATTAGATTTAAAAAGGTATATGGAGATTTATTTACACCAAATGAAGAATCACAACAAGCGTTAAGTGATATTAAAGAACTTGGTAAAGAGTTTACTAAATATGGTATTGCAGTTTCAACTACTGTTGGTTTAGCAGCAGAGGCTGCAGCAGCAGGTTTTAAGGGTGTTGATTTAACAAGACAGACAACTGCAGCAACAAGACTTTCTATTCTTGGTCAAGTGGAAAGTCAAAAAGCACTTGAAACAACAATTTCTTTACAAAACGCTTTTTCAATGTCTTCGGAAAACCTTGCGGAATCAATTGATTTTCTTAACGCAGTAGAAAACCAAACAGTATTATCCCTTGATGATATATCAACTGCTATTCCAAAAGCAGCTCCAATTATTCAACAACTTGGTGGAGATGTAAAAGACTTAGCATTCTTAATGACAGCAATGAAAGAAGGCGGAATCAATGCATCAGAAGGAGCAAACGCACTTAAGTCTGGTCTTGCATCTTTAATTAATCCAACTGGAAAAGCAAATGATATGCTTTTAAGTTTTGGAATTAATGCAAAGAAAATTGTTTTAGACAACAAAGGTGACTTAAAGAAAACTGTTGTTGAATTTGCTACAGCTTTAAATATGCTTGATCCACTTAATAGAGCACAGGCTATTGAACAGATGTTTGGCAAGTTCCAGTTTTCTCGTCTTTCTACATTATTTGCAAACGTAACAAAAGAAGGAACTCAGGCATCTCGTGTTCTTGATCTAGCTGGATCTTCAGTTCAAGAGCTTGCAGCCTTATCAGAAAAAGAATTAGGTATGACTTCAGAGTCTGCCATGAACAAATTTAAAGGTTCTATTGAAAATCTAAAGCTATCGCTTATTCCACTTGGAGAAGAATTCTTAAAAGCAATCACACCAATTGCTCAATTTATTACAAATATATTAGAAAAGTTTGATGGTTTAAGTGCAAACACTAAAAAGATTATAGTTGTAATGACTGGAGTAGTTGCAGGCCTTGGACCAGTCTTGTTAATGACATTTGGTTTGATTATGAATGGTCTTGCAAACATGATTAAACTTTTTGCATTTTTAAAGTCAGCATTTAATAAAACTGGACAGTCAACTACAACACTAGGAACTGAAGTCAAATACATGACTGCCGAACAAAGAAATGCAGCAGCGGTTGCAGCATCTCTTGATCAGGTTCATACAAAGCTTGCACAAACATTTACCTCTGAGGCATCAGCAGTTAATGCACTAACACGGGCATATCAAAGAGCTGTTGCTGCTCAGTCACAATTTGTACCAGTAGCTCCACCAATTACTCGTGGACCAATTAGAAAGTTTGCAGGCGGAAGACCAGCTACTGTCGGCGGTACAGGAAATAAAGATTCAGAACTAGCACTCCTAATGCCTGGAGAAACAGTAATACCAACAGCAATGAGCAAAAAGTATGGACCTCTTATCAATGCAATGATTTCAGGTAATATTCCTGGATATGAAGATGGAAAACCAAAAACAGGTTCTCCTCAGATTCCTATATATCCAGAGAACGCTATAAGACTACAGCCTGCTGCAGAAAACATGGCAGGCCGTGCTAGCACTACAACTGTCCCACAAGTTCTTTCTCCTCTTGCTTTAAGAATAGGAGAAGCACGAGGAATAGCTCCAACATTGTCAAAGGTAGACTCGGGAGCTTTTGATGCGATATACAGAGAATATAAAAAAATTACTACAGACTTTGTAAAAAGGGTAAATCTAGAATATAATACAACCTTTAAAGATATTAAAGATGAAAATGAAAGAATGCGTAAGTCTTGGTCCGCTGCTGGAAAAGCAGTAGAAAAGCAGGTTGATTCTATAGCATCACCAAAAGATCGTGCTGTAGTAAGAAAAGCTTTTGGCTTAGTAGATGATGACTATGCTACTATACCAACTGATTCTAGAGAAGCAGGCGGTACAGCACCAAATAGATCAAGACGTGGAGCCTTTAAATCCAGACTAACTGGACTCAGATCTTATACAAGAATCCGACCAGGAGCAAAAAGACTATACGAAAGAATGACAGGGAAGTCCGCAGCAGACTTACAGATGGGCCATGTATTTCCTCCAAGAGCAGTAGATCTTGCTACACTAGAAGCTGATCCTAGAAAATCAGGCTCTGTTGCAACTGCAAGAGCAGTAACGGAAAGAGGAAGACAAGATGCAGAAGCATATGAAGCGGGAAAGAAAAAGGGTAAGATAAAAGATCCTTATGTAACTTCAACTGAATCAACCAGAAGAAGCCCTCATCCACAAGCAGCTAAAGATGGAAGAGATGATGCAAGAGCTTATTCAACAGCAAGAGATAAAGAACTTAGAAAACAAAGTGGAAGAGCACGTAGAGTAGCTACAAGAGCACAAGGACCAGCACCTATTGGAGCTACACCACAACCAGGTGCAACAATACTGCCAATTGTTCCTGGAGGTCCTGGTACACCACCCGATCCGAATACGACTGATTCTAAAAAACCAACAAGAATGCAGGCTGCTGGTTCTAGATTAAACTCTGTGGGTGGAGGTATGGGCCTCTTGGGAGCCAACATGGGACTTTCAATGCTTCCAGATTTTGCTGGCAAGGAAGCGCTACAAACAACCCTAGCAGGAGCTAACATTGGCATGATGTTTGGTCCAAGGGGAATGCTGATGGGTACAGCTATAGGAGCAGTTGTCTCTAGCTATAAGGAATTAATTAAAATACAAAAAGAGCATGCTGCAATAACTAAATCAACATTTACTGTATCAACTGATCTTATAACAGCATTTGGAGATAAAGTTTTAGATACAGAGTTAAAAATTACAACTTTAAGCTCATCTGCCACAAGTCTAGTAAGTAAGTTTGGCATGATGTCTCCAGAGATTCAATCTATAATTGATCAACTTAAAAAACTTCCTGAAGATGATCCTTTATCAATATTTATTAAGAAAATCTCAGACAGAAGTATAGGCCTACAGACACTAACTGGAAATATTAGATCTCAAGTTTCTACAGCTATATCACTGGGTGGTCTTGACCCTAAAAATGCTGAAAAATATGTTTTGACACTTTTAGCAGCAGCAAATAGAACAAAAGATTTCGCATCAGTTTGGAAGTCTGTTTCTGGAGATTTAAAAAATGTATCAGTGGCAACAACAGCTAGCTTTGATAAACTTGATCAAGCAGTTAAAAAAACTGGAGAATCTTTCTTTACAATAAAAGAATATTTTTATGAGGACCCAATAACTGGCCAACAAATTAAATCAGTAGAAACATATGCTAAAAAATATGATGATTTAAATTCTGAACAACAGGCTTTTGCAGATCAAATGTTAAATATACTTGGACTTCTAACTAGTGGATCTTTAACTTTTGATCAAATTAATAGACAAATTGAAGCTTTAGATAAATCTTCAATTGATTCGGCAACTAGTATAACGGCTTTAAGTGCTGCAATACTTGAAAGCGGAAATCCTGATGCAATTGCTAGAGTTGAAGGATTGAATAAAATAATTGAGGATGCTGGCAAAAAAGGAAAGATATCAACTGGCGAGTTTTTAATGATGAATCTTGCTTTAGAGATGCTAGCTCGTCAAGGAAAAAATTTAGGTGATGTTGGAGTAAAGCTATTTGGAGCAGGAGCACAATCTGTCTCTGATGCTTTTGTTAATTTGGCTGCTGCAGCAAGTCCTTCATACATGAAAGACTTTTATGATACTTTTGCTAAAGAACAAAAACGTTTAAAAAAATTATTAACAAATAGCTATAAAGATCCTGAAGATGGAGTAGATGGATTAAGTAAAGCTTCAGAAGCATACCTTAAGGTATTAGATGCAGAAATCAAGGGACTTGAAGCAAAACGTGATGCACAAAAGAATGTTAATGATGAATCACAAAGACAAATAGATCTTCAGATGAAGATGAAGGGTCTTGCTAATGAAGCGGTATTGGCAAAGATATCTGGAGACTATATAAAGGCAGCATCTCTTCAACAGCAGGCACAAAATGTACAAATGGAATTTAATCAAGAAACAGAGCTAAGAAAGAAAGATGCTGAAATTGCTAGACTAAAAGCTAGAGAAGCTGCAATTAAGGGTGGAGATTCTATTACTAAAGCAGAAGCTGCAAAGATTCCTAAAGATCCTAAAGCAAAGAAAAAAGCTAGCGGTGGAATGATTAGAGGTGCTGGTACTGGTACTTCTGATTCTATACCAGCATTACTTTCAAATGGCGAATATGTAGTTAAGGCAAAATCTGTTAAGAAGTATGGAGTAGGTGCACTTGATGCACTTAATGCTGGAAGATTTGCAGATGGCGGACTTGCAACAAGACCAAAATATGGAACTAGACCAGAAGAAAAAAAGAATTGGTTCCAAAGATATGTTGAAAAATTAACAAAATCTCAAAAAGAAGGAGCAGCAATTCTCCCATCATTCATGACATCAAACAGAAAAGCAGATGCTCTTGGTGCGGGTTCAATTCTAAGAAAAATAACTGGACAAGGTGAAGAAGGAGATACATTAAATGCCATACTATTCCCACTTAACTTTATGGGAATGGGCTCAGCAGTCAGAAGTACAATTGCAAAACCTGCTGTTGCAGGAGCTGCAAAATCTCCAGGAATACTTAGCAGGCTATACAACTTACGATCTACAAGAAAAGCAGAAGCTTTATTAAAACAAAAACAGATCGCCGATGATTTAGCTAGGTTTAAAGCCAATCCACCTCCACGACCTCCAGCACGACCAGGATCAGGTGCACCAGGTGCACCATCTGCTGCTGCTCCAAAGAGTATGTTTGATCCTGATTTTGATTTTGAAAGTCTTGTAGTATCTGGTGCTACACCTGGAGCTGCAACAATGTCTAAGCCATCAATTTTTTCAAAAATTTCAGATTCATCAATAGTTAAAAAAGTAAAGACTTTATCAAGAGTAGCAAGTACTCCTGCCTATCATTTAAAAGCTATGGTAGCATCAGCAAAAAGAGCTTGGCAGCATGGACCATCTAGCACAAGATGGCAAGGTAGTTTTGATAGAGTGGGAAGATTCCAATTAGCTGATGAGGCAATTAGTAGATTGTTTGGTGGTATTGCATCAAAGGCTAATCCTATTCTAAGAATTGCACAAAAGACAAAAGATGCTCCAAACGTTCTTCCAGAAGGCGCAACAATTTTTGATCCTTTGAACTTTTTTGAAAAACTTCTTCTTGATACAAAACGTCCAGGTGACTTTTATAAAGCTACATATAAAAATATTATTCCAAACATACGTAAAAATTATGTAGGACCAGCAGCTGAAGGCTTAAGAGGTGCAACAGTCAGCGGATTATATAAAATGGCTGGAATTACACAAACATCTGCATCAAAACTTGCAAGCAAAGCAGTACCAATAAAAGATATATCTGCTGCAGTGATGAAATCTTTTTCTTATAAAATGAAAACAGCCATAAAAGATAAATACCGCTCCTTTTTAAATATTTTTAAAACTACAAAAGTTGGAAAACCATTTGATAATGCACCAATAGATTATCGTACTTTACTAATGACAGGTCAAAAAGCAAATACAATGCATTCTCCAGAAATTGCAGAAGAAATAATTGGAGGATCACAATACTATATAAAGATGCTTACAAAGCTAAAACAATCAAAAGAGGTTTTTGGTTCAGAGTGGATGCATAGAATAGATCTTCCTGCACCAGTTAACCGCCCAGTTTCTAATATTCCAGATGGTTTAGTTGGTCAAAAACCTGAAGAAATTTTTGCTCTTGCAAGTGACAGCTTTATTCCACAGGGATACAGCACAGTAAAAGATTTTCTAGCAGGAGCTACTAAGAGTACTAATATATTTAATCCAGAGGACTTGGGCCAAGTAGTTAAAGCTGGAATAGTAGAACAACGCCTTTCTGCAGATGTTGCACAGAGTGTTCTTGGCCATATGGATCTTCATACTGGAAATCAGCTTATAGATCCAGCAACAGGAAAGATTGGAATGTTAGACTTTGAGACTATTTTGGAGAATACGTATCCTAACTCACTTGCTAAGATTGTAGAAATTTTAAAAATACAAGGTGTTGCGCCTGAAGTTATTGCAGGCTCACTACAAAAAGGTTTGCAAAAAATTACAGATATACCACCAGCAGATATCTTTGATATGATGAAAAGAGCTAAAGTACCAAATCCAGAAAAACTTTTAGAAACATATATGGCTAGACTGGACATGACTAAAAAGGAAATAGACGATATAATCTCTGCTAAGCTGTTTCTTGCAGATGGTGGATACATAGATAAAGGAAAGCTTAGAGTTCCTAAGTTTGCCAAGGGCGGACTAATCAGGGGTCCAGGAACAGGAATATCAGACTCAATTAGTGCAACCCTAGGATATGCTGGTGGAGGATCAATCAGAGTTTCAAATGGAGAATATGTTGTTAAGGCATCATCTGTAAGAGATTATGGTGTTAAGACAATGGATGCAATTAATAACGGTACCGCAACAGTTGGCACAAATTCTGGCGGTACAGTGTATAATATAAATATGCCCGTAACAAGTAATAATGCAAATGCAGAAATTGTAGCAAATGAAGTTGTTAGAAAGCTTAAGCTAGAAGTAAGCAAGAATAATAAGACTAATAAGGTTAATTTATAATGGCATACTTACTTGAAGCAGGTATACAGGTGTCCTTGGATAATGTTAATTGGCAAAAGCTTACAGACCATAACAGAAACCCAATTTCTTTATCGCAAGAACTTATTGAAACCCAGGCTAGAATGGCTAATGGCAGAATGAAAAAATATGTTGTTGCTCAGAAAAATACTATATCGGTTTCTTGGAATTATGTTCCATCAAAAACATCTGAAACAGCTGACCTAAATAATGGTGCTGCTTGGATTGAATCATTTTATAGGTCCAATGTAAGTTCTCCTATTTATTTAAAGGTTGTTGCTTCTGAACTTAATTCATCAGGAGATTTTGTTAATGCAAAAACTGGATTTGAAGTATATACTGTATTTATGAACAATTTTTCTAAAACAATTATTAACAGAACAAAGATATCAGACTACGTTAATATGAGCATTGACTTTACGGAGGTATAATGCTAAGTAACGTCAGCTCTTCAGTCTTTACAGGCTCAGACTCAATAACTTTGACACCAGTAGTTTCTGCAGAGTGGAATCATAATTTATTTAATTCTCCATACATTACTACCGCTGGAAATGGTACAAAAATAACTGTAACTCCAATATCTCCCCTACCAACTGATGTAACATCTGGAGCTAAGCCTAACTTTACTACTAAAAGTTTTGCCATGTCTAACGGTACTGGTGAAAGATCATACACAGTATCAGGTGGATCTAGTTCTGCATATAAAATAATTACATATATAAAGACTAATAGTTCTATTCCAGTAATGGTTAATGCATCAGGAATAGGAACAGACGTTCAATATGGCTCTGAGCAGGTTGAAGCAGACTCTTTAGGATGGACCAAGGTTATTACCTATGTGGGTTCCCAAAGCGCTGATAACACCTTTGCAGGCTTTGTATACACCATCACAGCTAACTCTATAAGCGGTGCAGAGAATAATCCAACGGTATATTTTACAGTACCTGAAGTATATGCTACTACCTACTTTGATTATCAAAACCACTCTTTATTTCCAACAGAAATACCATTTACATATTTTAGACCAGGTGAGTCATACGTAGGGTCAGGAGACACTAACTCTACCTTCCCAGAAAATTATAGAAGAATATCTTCAAAACTTCTTGGTAGTGAAACCCTTTCTGGAAGTTTTTATGGCAATAAATATATGCCAATAAGCCCAATTATTCAAAACCCTAAGTTTTTTCTTTCTTCTAAGCCTGCACCAGTAATTAAAAATTCATTGCCAACAGACATATCTTCATATAGATATTTTGTATCTGATCCTGACTCAAGAAGTATTGCTGCTATCTATGAAAAAGAAATAACAACAAATAAAATAGTTCTAAAGTTTAATACGTTAATGACTATTCCAACAATTAGTATTTCTATAACAACTGTTTCTGGTGGCACTGAGTCAACAAGTTCTCAGTCAATAGTTGTCAACAGTAGTGGGGTTGTTGTTTTATATTGGACAGGATCTGCTTGGAGTACCAATAAATGGGGAGCAATGCCAAAGTTTGATTCTGCTGGAGTGCTTTCTCTTTCAAGAAATTTAAAAAAAATATCAATAACTCAAACATCTAAATCTATAAACTCAGGAATTAGTTCATTAAATGGTGCATCAAATACGTCATCTAATATTGGTTCAGACTTGCAAAGATTGCACTTAATTGAAGTATCACCAAGGCTTGAAGTTGACCTAACTGATTTTGTTCAGAACATATCAATTAGCAAGTCTTTAGATGGAAGCAATAGCCTACTTCCAATTTCTTCTTTAAACACAAACGATGCTCAAATTACTTTATCTGGAATACCAGCAATGAGTGGCTCAACCATAGTTCCAATATTTTCTAGTCAAAGCGATCAGACATCAACCATTCTTGCTAATATGCTAAGAAAAAACATTAAGTTTTATGTTAACTTTAATCTTGAAACATACTCAACACCAGGCTCAACAACAACATCAAACACTTATATTCCAGGAGGAGTTTTTTATTCAGATTCTTGGAATGAAAACGATATTAATGATATTACAGTTCAATGTTTTGATATTTCTAGGTATTTACAATCAATACCAGTAGAAGACTATGTTGTTAATCTAAAAAGCCCATTTGAAATTATAACAAATATTTTAGATCTGTCTGGATTTACAGATTATGACTATGACTCTCTTTATAGAATATTCAATAATGTGAACTCTCCAGTAGACCTTTCTTATTACTATTGCAATTCTAAAGATTCAACCATTATGGAATGCCTAAATGAATTATTTATAGCCTATCAGATTGGCGCATACATTGATGAGTATGGAGTTATGAAGTTTTTAAGTTTACACGATATACTATCATCTTCAGGATCTAGCCTTGCTTTGACGGATGGCAACATAATACAAAATGGTTTTAATATATCAAATAATGCTAAGCCAGGAAAGATTTCTCTAAGGTATCAAACACCAAAAATTAAGCAGTCCCCATCTCTTCAAAATGTAACAGATGATGCTATAAAGAATTCACCTTCTTTCATATACACAACTTCAAATGATGTTGTTTGGAGTCAGCAAACTGTTGATTCTGTTGGATTTAATTATATTGATGAAGATATGCTTAAAAACTCAAACACATTTAAACTCAACAATAATGACTTGCTAGATATTTTTCATACATTTAATATGAGTAATGATGGTTTTGCATTTATTGACAATGAAATTGTTTCTTTTGCATATAAGGAGTACGATCTGTCACGTCTTGATGGATCTGACGAAAGATCTGTATCTATTAAAAATAATATTAATTTAACTTCAGAGATAGATAGATTTATTAAAGAACAAGGTGTTGGTCTTAGAATATCAACAGCCACAATAACATCTGCTTCTGGAAATGGAACTAAGATTACTTATACATCAACAAATACTTTTAAAGATGGAGATAAGGTAATGATTACTGGAGTTGTTCCATCTGTCTATAATGTGCAGGGCATTGTTAGCGAAAGAACAACAACATCATTTAAAGTGTCAGGGAAAGCAACAGGAACATATGTATCAGGAGGAGAGGCATATATTTCTGCAGACTATGATGTTATGATAACCCCTACTGGCAAAATAACTAATGTAGAGCGTGGTTTATTTGGAACTGTTCCTAGGGATCATATAAAAATAACAACACTGGCAAGTAAAGGTTTATCAGAAAAATCTTTGACTTCAGACCTTCAAACATATAGCTCTTCATCTAATACCTCAATTGTTAGTACTAAAACTGCTTATCCAAAGATGCCAGAAGTAAAATCTGTTGCAGTAGGTGCTGTATCTACTAATAAATCTTTAGTATATCCAACATCAGAGGTAGATATTGGATATAAAACTTATTCTGTTAAGTTTAAATTTACTGAAGAAGGTGGCGCAGCAGCGGGTTTATTTTTTAATATGGCAAGCACAAGTGATAGTTCGGGATCATACTTTATAGAACTTGCTAGATACAGTAGGGTTAATCCAAAAACAGGAAACTTGTATAGTCCACAAAAATATGATTACAGCCTTATTATATATAATGATTTAGGAATAGTTACAGGCTGGGCAGATGTTACTGCTGAGTGCGTTAGCATTGTTAATAATTTTGCTAAAGTATTAAAGGAAACTGTTACTGGAGATACAACTACTTTTTCTTATGATATAGATCAATGTTTTAATTTAAAGGTTGCTCACTACTTAACAGATGGCAAAGATGGAGAAGATGCAACAACTGCATCACCAAAAAATTCTTTGTTAGCATTTATAAATAACGTTGAGATAACTGGATGGAAAATTCCTGGTACAGAATATGACGAAACCACTAACCCATCAGCAAGTGGTTGGTCAGCACCAGCGGTTAATCCAATTACTGGTATGAGACAAAGGCCAACAATACCTAACGATATTACACCTGGCACAAAGTTTGGATTTTTTGCTTCTAGATATCCACAAGAAATAACTAATCTATATCCTCCAAAAAGTAATCCATCAATAACTTCTAACACTCCAGCAACCTTAAGAGAAATACATGCTACTGTAAAACCTTTAAAAGAAAGAAGTGTAAACTACTTCTATCAAGATAGAGAATTTTTAAATGGTTTAGTTCAAAAACAACCACTATATACAAAATCTCCAACTTACCTTATGCAAACAACACCAGAAGTTTCTGGAATAAACTATTATGATGTTGAATATCAAACTCCTGCTGCTGTATCTGTAGATGTTCTTCCAATTGAATATATGATGAGATATTTTCCAGGAAACAAACCAA